CTTTAAGACCTTGTCCTGTTCCACCTGTTGCGTCTACTGTACCAATTGCGAAAGGTGTTAAACCTTCATTTCCTACTGCTTTTAAAAAGATATCTAATGCTCCGCCTACAGCCAATTTTGCTGAAACGTCAACACCGAAATCTACTTGGATACCTGCAATCGCTTTACCATTTAAATGTGCTGGTGCTACTGCGGCTCCTGTATTTTGAGTTTGTGCCATTTTAATTCTCCAATGAATTTATTTAGTTACTTTTATTTATCAAATAATTGTATTATTTAGGTGTTCTAGCTCGGTATTTTTGTCCAATATTCATTAAACCTTGTAATTTACCAGATAATCTATCGCCTAGTGTTTTACCTGTTTTCATTGAAGTAGCCATTGTAGACATATCTACATCTTTGAAAGGATTGGCTGGTCCACCTTTGTAAGCATTTGTATTACCTACTTGACCGCCTCGTTTTCTTTTTGGTTCTGCTTCTATATCGTCTCTACCAAATGTCATCTTATTATTTGTTTTACGATCTATATTTTTTTTGTCTTTCTGATTTCTCTTTTTAGAATTATATTCCTCAAGAGCCATAGAGATTGCATCAGTTGGACTTACGCCACCTTTAGTAAAAATTGCTTTTGCTCTGCCGGCAACATAGGCTTTTGCTTCTGAGCCAAATATTGAACCAGACGTTGCTGACCAGTTCATGAACGCATTATCAAAACGTTTGATTTCTTCTTGATTGGCTTCTATTATAATATCTCTAATTTGCATAACTGTATTTATACCTTTTTACGACCACTAGCCCAATAACCTGCTATTGCACCGATGCCTGCTCCAGTCTTACCACCTAATTTGTTCTTGGTAAGTTTTGGTATTGCTTTACTTCCAACATAGGCTCCAACTGCTGTAGCCGCCGCTCTTTTAAGTGTGTTTGACTTTTGAGGTACTGGTTTTAATTCTCTACGAGTTGTCATAGAACTAGCATGTCTAAATACTTCACTGCCAGTTCCTTTAACTCTTAATTGCTGAACCATTTTACTAATAACTGCTTGACGTTGAGAAAATTTTAATTGTGGCCATTGGCAAATTAAACGTCTCATTTGTTTGTAAATAGGATTACTAATCTTTAATTGTGATTCTAATCTAAATAAGAATGTTGTAGCATCGCTAATTGACACATTGTCTCTTGATAGTCTAGTAATAAATTGGAAGTATTTTCTATTTTGAAAAGATAGTGTTTTTAAAAACTTTCTATCTGCATTCTTAATTTTAATCTGTGCATAATCTGACTGATTTACAGCAAATGCTAACATATATAAGTCTGTTGCCGCTGTTCTAAATACTGCAAAAGGTCCGTATTGTATTGTTTTATATGCGTATGCTAAACCGTAATCACGTTGCTTACTGTCTTGTGTAAACATAAATGTTGCTAACGTTTGCAGATAAAATAAGTCTGCAATTTCTCTACCAGACAGTCGTGAAAAACTTCCTGTAAATCTAAACAATTTACTTTCGGCGAGTTCTTGATTTATAAGTTGTAATTCCATTCTATGAACCTGGCTTGCCTGAACCAAAGTTTAGTTTACTAAATTCTAATCTATCAACTAACTTTAATGCATTGCCTAATCTATCTACAGCAACAAATCCTTCTTCACCAGTTATCTCATAACCTTTTTCTGTTTGTTTAAATGTTGGCATTTGTCTTATTTGCTCTAATTTTCTAACAATAATAATTTTTGCTTCTATAAGTTTTAAGTACAAATCATATACTGCAATAATACTCTGTAAGTTTTCTTTAATAAACTTTACACCTTGTACCATTGTTTGTGTTTTAGCATCAATAGTTTTTTGTTGTTTTACTTTATCTATCTCTTTAGTCCAATAATTTACAAATTTTGTGATAAAATCTTGTGCAAATTTAGTAGGTTCATCAAAGTGTCCTTGACGTACTTGATTGTTTGCATGTGCTTTTAATTGCTCTAGAAATGTTTTACCAACTAAGTCAGTTCCTTTTTGCAACCAACTAAAAGTGTTTGCATCAATAGTTTTTAAATAATTGTCTGCTTCTTGTATAGCACTAAGCATTTTATGACCTTCGTTATCACTTAGTGTTACTGTACCACTTAAATCTTTAATGGTTGCATCTCTTTGCCATACACCAGCATTTGAACCATCACCTAACACACTAGCATCGAAACCAAATTTTGCTTGAGTATCTGCTAGTGTTGGACCACCTACATATTCTGTGTGCCACACAATACCAAATCCAGCACTTAATATTTCTTTTGCTAGATCACTATCTTTAGGTATAGCATAAACAATGGTGTTTGGTTTGAAAACTATATATTGCTCACCGTCAATAAGTTCTTCTTTGATATCTTCCTGACCAGCAAAAAGCATGTCGCCTTGTGCAACTGTGTCCCAATTTAACTTGCTTAAATGTTTTAATGCAAGTTTTAGTTTATTACGCAAACCACTTGCATCTTTTTCGCCTTGGTCGGCATGATATTTTTCTATATCCGAATTAGTAAAATTCATTTTAGGATTTTTAGCAAAAACACCTTTAGTACCTACAAAGAATTTTCCAGTTTGTGGATCTTTACCTGCTACAATGGCTGGTGCTCCATCCCATTTAGTTGTCATTGATACTGGAGTTTTTGTGTTACCTTCTAGCATTTGATGTAAACTGTATAGATAGTCTACTGCTTCTTTGGCACCCTCATGTCCTTTATTAAAGATGTTATCTTCTAAATGTTCTAAGTGAGTATTTTTACCATCTGCTTCAAGTAAAGATTCTGTGAGGATTGTTGTTACTAGAGGTTTAGAAATTTCTAAAAATTTCATACTAAACTCCTGCTAATATTTTTGTTTCAAATAAATCTAAATCTTTTTGAGGGATTAAAACAACATCTGATTGTGATTCTGAAAGTAATACTGTAAAGCCTAACTGTTTCCATGTAATTCCACTGTGCTCTAACACTTTGTTTACATGCTCAAATGCTTCTCTGCTCATAGTCCTTGCTACTTTAACAAGTTCTGCATAAGCAGGACTTTGTTTATCCATTTGTGTTCTCTTTAACATAGCAGGCAATGTTGCGGCATAGTTACTGATATCAATATTTTGAGATTTCATTCTAGATAGTTCATCCACAAATTTTTGTGCGGCTTGTTCATCACCAGCCATAACTTGTTTTTGTAAGTATCCTAAATCTGTTTTTGCTACATTTGGTACTGCTTTCTTATCAGGTGCTACAGGATCAAGTTTAGGTTTACTTCTAATCAAATTACCTAAGCCTCTTCCTATTCCTGCACCTGCAACTGCACCCATTCTTTTACCAAAGTTTGCATCAGGATCTGCTAACGTTTTTGTTGCAAGTTGTCCACCCATTGCTGTTGTCAATTTGTCTTTCATTTTAGACATAAAGCCTTGTGGTTGCTTGCCTTTGTTTTGATAGATTTTGTTTAATTCTTTTGCTTGAGCAGATGTCGGGGAGATTGGTTGTGTCCCAGGTACTGGATTACCTTTTTTATCTACTTCTTGCCAACCCTGTGCAGAATTATTGAATGTTCTACCATCTGGCAGTTTAACTGATGCTGATTGATAATCTCTAGTAGCCGCTTTTTGTCTAGCCTGTTGAGAATATTTTCCGTCTGCTGTTGCACCTTGTTGAAAGTTTCTTTTTTGTTTGTTTTTTAATTGTTGTTGTTTGGCTCTACTTATTGGTGAGGCTGATTGTCTTCCTTGGTTACCTCTTGGTGAGCCACCTTGTGTTCTATTTAATTCTTGTTGTCTATATTGTTTATTAGTTTTAAATTGTGTACCTTTAGAACCTTGTGCTCTACCTCTTCCATCGCCTGATGCTTCTTCTAGGTCGGCTACAAAATTTTGCTCAGCATCTGTAACTATATCACTTAACTTCATCGGTGCTCTCTTTAACTATTTTCTTGATACCACGTGAAAATTTCTTAAAGTCACCGCTCTTAAGACTGTTGATAAGCCTTCTTTCTAAATCTAATGCTACATCACCTTCATACAATTCATATAATGTTTTTTTGATATTTTCTGCACTAGATACTAAATGCTCAACTCTATTCTCAAGAACATGGTGTTTACTCCTATCAATACTGATGGAGTTTAATTCTTCTAATATACTTCTTGTTTTTTTCACTTTAGTATTCCCTAATACACATATTTATCATTATATGTCATTTTTCTTAATAAACTCTCTGATGTTTAATGCTTGGTTTACAGTACTTTGTGCTTTTTCCTCATCTGCCGCCATTGTGTTAGTACGTCTTACTGTTTCTAATACAGAAGAAGTAGTAAGTGTCATTGCATCTTCATCATCTTCATCTAAATCACTTACTCTAAGTGTATCTGGACAAAACTTTAAGTCTACTTTACTACCAACACCACTACTAGAACGTGTTTTCATAAACTGTATTTGATATCTTCCACGTTCTCTCATAGCATTACTAGTAAAAATACCCACAACATTATCTGCTGTTTGTATTTTACTGATACCACCTGCAATATGATGATGGTCAAATTCTATTTCTTCTACTGCACCTCTGTTTAACTGCGATGCTGTTACCATTAAAAGATTCTTTTCTACTGCTAAATTACGCAATTCTTCAGATACATATTTGTCTTTAATAAACAAGTCTCCTGGACTTACTCTAGCACTAATAGGCATCATTAAATCTAGATAATCAACTAATAAACAATCTACTTTTACATCTGCATTTATTTCATATTCTCTAACAAATGCTCTAATATCGTTTGCTGTAACACCGTTAGACATTTGTTTAACTCTAAACTTACCAGCACTCTTAGATTTCATCTTAACTTTTAAATGCACATCATCCATATTACGCATAATTTCTTTAGTGCCAAATTCACTAACCATTGCATCTAGACGCATACTAATAAGTTGTTCACTTAACTCTAAACTAATATAAACAACATTAAGTCCTGCTAATGCCCAATTGACACCTAAGTTTTGTAAGAACAAACTTTTACCGGCGCCTGAGCCTCCTGCGAATATTGTTATTTCGCCTTTGTTCAACCCACCGTAAAGTTTCTGATCGAACATTTTCCACCCTGTTGGGGTTGCTCCTGCTTGGTCTTTTATCCACTGTAGCCTCTCTTTTGGATTGTCGAAGTAATCTAGTCCTAAATCTTTTACAAGTCCTACTTGACTTGCATCTTTAATTTTGTTTTCTACGGCACCGTAATCACCATTTTCTAAATCATCTGTGCTATCAAGTATTGCTTTTTCGAGTGCTTTGTGTCTACAAAAAGTTTCTAGGCTATCTAAAAACCATTCGATGTGATTATCTGTAATGTTCTCTACACGTTCTAAATCTACATTAGTTGTTGCACTAATTTGATCAATAGTAGGTATACTATTGTATTCAGTTGTGTGATCTTTTAAGAACTTAACTGCATCTTGAAACTTTTTATTAAACATGTAAGGTTCAACAATGTTGTTTACCCTCACAAACAGTTCAGGATCGCTTACTATAAAACGTAAAAATAGTTCTTGTACTTCTTCTGTGTATTCTTGTCTATCCATATATTTTACCTATTTGTTGCCAAAAGGATTGTGCTAATAATTTATGACCTTTTTCATTAGGATGTGTGTCATCTTGGCTAATTATATACTCTAAATTGTTGTTTAACATATTTGCAATTGATAAATTTGTCCATTGATTTTTATTTACTATGCTTTCTAAAATATGTATAATTGGTTGCTTTTGCGGACTATACATGTGTGTAAACATATTGCCTGCTATATGACTATCTGGACCCATACTAGTAAACAAATATTTAATGTTATGTTGTTCAAAGTAGTTTTGTAACATCAGTATGTTCTTTAAAGTACTTAGTCTGTAATCAGTAATAGATTGCAAGTACAACATATCTTCAGTTGCCGCATTAGAAACATGTACTAAATCTTTGTCACGTGTTGTTGAACCTTTTTCAACAGTAACGTCCATTGATAAATCTTCAGGGGAATTGTTATTTAAAACTGTAGTACCGCCGACCCATTCTTTTAAGTTTGCACTATAATATTCTTTGCGGAACAAACTAGTCCATTGTATTACTGCCATGTAATTACTCATGTCATTTTTACTGCAAAAATCTAAAGTAGTTCTCACTATCCTATCATTACTGCCTCCGGCCATTGATAAATTATGTGCTTCTGCAAACATGCCATTTTCTACTAGTTGCTGTGGCCATGTGTTGTCACCGTCAGTAAAACTACAACCATTTGCTAATAATTTCATATGTAGTTCCTCTTAGATAGTTCACTTACTATTGCTTCACTTATTAGTCTATGGCCCTCTTGGTTAGGATGGTGGTCTTCTTTACTAACATAATTAGTATCCATGTATCCTGTAAAAGGTTGTGCTGTCCAACTAGATTTATCTAATATATTTTTTAAATCTATTTCTAGTTTTGTGGGAGGTGTTTCTATAGTGTCAATGTTCGTATATGATGTTGCATTTACAATATGGTTATAAAAAGACATTGACGTAAATAAAAATGGAATGTTGTTGCTTTTAAAATATTGCTCCAACACATATACATTTTTATAAAATTGTATTTGGTAATCATTTAGAGATTTTAAAAACATCAGTTGTTGCTGTGAAGCATTTACAATCTTATTATATGCTTTATGATTTCTAAATTTTTCTAATGCTAAACCATCATCCATGTGTATACTGACTGTTAAGTCTTTATCTGTCATACTATTAGCCAATGATTTACGAACGTTTGTAGTTGTATTATTACATATCCCTAACCATGTTTTAAATATTTCGTTATAAATTTCAAATCTAATAGGTGCTGTCCATTGTATAACAGCAATAGTATCAGTTGGGCCTTTACTAAAATATTCCATTGTTGTTCTAAATATTCTATCGTTACTGCCACCAGCAAGAGCATAGTTTGTAATGTTATCAAACTTGTCTGCTATCTGATTTGACCAAACATATTCAAGTGGTGGTGTAAGGTTACCTTGCTCGTCATGTACTTCACTATGCCCAGCACTAAAACTACATCCGTTTACAAATAAATTCATAACATTTTTGCCTGTACTTGAATTTTAATTTTATTATCTGTTGCATTATCAACAATACTTTTTACTGTAAGTAATCTACCATATCTATCAACAGCATCTGCGGCATCTTTACAATCAACATGCCAAGGCGGGAAACTTACTTCCCACCCTAGTTCAACTGCTTGTTCAATAAGTTCTTTACCAGCACTATCTCTATCAGGACAAAGTATAACACGTTTGTTTAGTTTGTCAATTAAATGTGCTTGTTCACTAGTAACACCATTACCTAATACACTAATACCATCGACAAGGATTGCATCAAACACACCTTCAGTTACTATAACAAAATCTCTATTGCTTTGCACAAATTGATCAAGGTTAAATACATAACCACTTTGCATGTTTAGTAAATATTTAGGGGTTTCCTTATCTGGTGGATTTACATGTCTACCAGTCCAGCCTACTAATTGATTATTGTACATAAAGGGTACAACTAATCTTGAATTGTAAAGTTTATTATCAATAAACAACAATGGATAGTTACCTAACAATCCTCTTTCAATAGCATATTGTTTTACTTTATGTGTATCATCTAAATTTTCTACTAGTTGTACTGTGTCTGGCAATGACACTACATCAAAGTTAGATGCACTATAAACATAACTATCAATATTTTCGTCTATATCTAATTCATCACCATGCTTCATTAAAGCCAGTACAACTTCGTGTATGTCTTTAGTTGATGCACCTAGTGTTTCACATAACTTTCTGTACTTGCCACCAAGTCTAGGACTTGGGCTCCAGCCTGTTGTAAAGTTACAATTAAAACAATGATAACTTACTTTGCTATTGTTTTGTATTACACCACCACGTTTACGTTTATCACTACACATAGGACAATTAAATGTAACCCAACCACTGGGCGTTTTGCCAGAGTTCAACGGAATTCTATCTAATAGAAGTCTGTGTACTAATTCTACAAGGTCGTGATGATGCATAGTTGTATTATAGCATCTTTACAGTAAAAGTCAACTAGTTTCTAAGTAAAACTTTGTCTATTGTGCCTGATGTTGGTTGTGCTTTTATTCTAATCCAATTAGTGTTTACAGTAAAGTTAAACGGGTCAACTCCGTTGTATGCATCTGGATATGGTAATTTTGGTTGTCCGGCATCGCCTTGAACATTTATATCGTACCAATCTGATTCTTGTGTAGGTGCTGTTTCTAATGCACTACCTTGAACAAATATTTCTCCAACAAAGTCACTTAAATAAAGTGCTAACGTATGTCTACTATGTTGATAATTGCTATCTTGATTTCCATACATTGCTGAACTAACAAATACATTAGAAGCATCACCTTGATCAGTGTTGCCAGTTTGTGTAAATGTTTTTTCTTGAGTAGGAATTGGTTCATATTCCAAACTACTCAATACTTCCAAGTCAGTAATTATCCTATCGTTTTGATTTGCATATAAAGGATACTCAGTAACACCATCTGAACTTTCACTGATTGCAATTTGATATAACCCTTTATCAAGGTTTTTAAGATCGCCAATTACTAATTCTAATGTTGCTTCTCCGCTAGTACCACCACTAACCAAAGTAAGTTGCTTATGCAATACTCTACGTTTTGTATTAGGGTTTATGACACTTGCATACAATGTTTTACCACTAAGGCTCTGTAATACTCTATCTCTATTTCTTACAAAGAAACTTAATGTGTTATTAAATCCTTTATGTACTACTAATTTTTTCTGATTCATAGGTCTATTATCCACTTTTATGCCTTCACTGGTAAGTACCAAATCAATATTTTGCATATCATTTAGTATATATAATGTGTGACTACTTGCGTGAGACATAATTTTTTATCCATTCATTTATTGTATTTATCTAGAATCCGTATAAATATCTACGATGACTAATGAGAATAAACTACAAAAAAAATTTCCATTTCTAACAGGCATTCAATACAACACAATAGAATATGTTGGTATAGTACAAAATACCGACAATCAAATCATTAGTTTTTATGATATTGATATGTGTCGTAATGATGTTGAAAAGAAACTAATGCTCGAATACGGTGATTTATGGTGGTGGGAATCGAACAGACAATTGCCTATAGACGTATTTTTGTTTCAAGAAATGCAAGATTTTAGACATTGTGTAAAAACTTTTATACTAAAGGAAACGGAAATTTTATTTGGACCTACAATAAGTATGCAAAACATACTTAAAAAGCGAATAAAAAGACGAAGTATTCAATTAGTTAAGAAGACCGATTAGCCTGCTCACAAATTAAATTTAACTGAACAATAATAGCAACGGCATAACCTACGGCATGACTTTTCTTGAAAAAGTATTCATCTGTCTTTTCCCATACTTCTTTTTCAATTACTTCCCATGTGTTTCCCACCAGATACCTTTTGCCTGGCCTAATCATAGCAAGTATCATTGCTAATTGTTCAATGCTAGTAGGCATGTGTTGTTTAATAATATCATAATGTTTGTTTACATGGAACAGTTGGTCTACTATTTCCTTATGACCAAATAGTTCCCACAAAGGTTCAGTGTCTATCAATCTATCTAAGTGTGCTTCACTTTCAACACTTTCATAGACGTGGTTGTTAAGTACATCAATTTTAAAATATCCCAACTCTTCTGCTTCTTTATGATCTATTGTGCTGAACCCTTCTAGTGGAAAATGTGGTATAGGTTGTAGATATACGCCAGTATTATGTTTATCAAATGAATCTTCTCTTTTAATACTTGCAGGTATATGCTCAATGAACTTTAACAGTTCATCTCTGTTCGCCATATCTATATCTACATCAAAATCTATTTTCATTTCATTTTATCAAACATCTGTTGTGCATTATAACATTCTTTTATAGGATTGTCATCCTCTAAATCTTCAATCACTTTAAGTAATGCATTTAACTTTCTTAATTTTTCTTCTGTGATTACTTCATTGCCAACAGTAATAGAAGGATCTAATTTATATCCATCATAATCTAATGTAATATTATGTGATGTATCCAAAGTATACGTTGTTGCAATGTTGTCATAATCAGTTAAAGTAACAGTACCGGTATCACCGGTAATAGTAATATTATCATTCATGGTAGTGTAAACTGGACCATTGTAAATATCGTCTAAACTTCTCATAACTCTTTGCCTTTAAATTCTTCTGCAAGTGGAAATATTTCACTGATAACATCTGCTACTGCATGGGCAATATCTATATGCTCTTTTTGTGTACCATTTGCACCACGTAATTCAATATAATGTATCCAACTACGCAACGTACCGTTCACGTAAAGCCTGCTTAACGTGTTTCCTTCCGGTAGTACTGCTCTGGCCTGCTCTTTGGCAATACCGTTGCTTATAGCCCACGTGTATGCGTCTGTGGCGGCTTTAATTACCTCTCTTTGGCGTTTATGCCATTCAATTTCTAAGCCGTCGTTGTCTGCTTCTATGCTGTTCTGTCTATTCTTAGGATCTTGCATTCTTGCTTGTCTAGTTTCAAAACTTAAATCCTGTGTAGGGTCTGCATAACGTTGACTAAACTCTTGGAAACTAAAACTCCTATGACGTAACAGTTGTCTTGCTATGTCTCTGGTTGTTTCAACTTCTAAACAAACACTTACCATTTCAAGTGGTGACCAATGCTTATGTTTCATCAAATACTTCACAAGTTTTTCACTTGTTTCTGTATTCATTTGGTTATCAGGGTTACTTACCCTAGCACAATATGACACTAAATCTAGTGCAGATGCTTTATGTAAACTGTCATCGTATGGTGCTTGACTGTGACTTATAATTTTAACTTTCATCTAAAAATTCCTTATTTTGTTTTAAAAATGCTTTTGCTACTTCATCATGACCCCATTGGTCAAAGTGAGAACCTATTGCTACCCAATTTCTTTCAATACTAATCTTTTTCCATTTTTCAATTGAGCCGAATGTTGCTGGAATAATATCCCACATAGGCATTAAATCAAAATCTGGTACTCTTGTCATTACAAGATTCATTACAGAATTTGAAAAAGGGAAAGGTAAAAATATACACTTTACACCCCTAGCATCACAAACTGCTTTTACTAATGCTATACTAGACATTACTCTTAAATATTTTTTGTATAAAGGAGTGTTATAATACTCCTCATCATCTAACCCAACAAACACTTGTCCATATTTGTCAGATGCATTTAATTTTGTGGTACTATCTACAACTAATGCTTCATCAGTAGGTATCAATCCATTGTAAGCATGTTGCCCTTGTGCAATATCTGGTCTCCTTGCAGTCCATTCTCTATTACCGGTTCTTGCTTTAATTGGATCTTTAGATTTTACAGGTAAAAATTCATTAAATAAAACTCTTAACTTATCATAAAACGTTCTACTAGAAGCAATAGCAGTTGATAACTCACTGTCTTTTGCAATAGTTGACTCTGCATTTAGTCGTTGTTCTTCTTGATAGTGTTCTGTAAACGTATATGTACCTGTATAAATTAAATGTGAAACTTTTTTATCATTTAACAACCTAGCAACTGTCATATATGCACCTGCCTCCCAATCACTCCAAGGTATGCCTTCATACACTACGTCTTTAAAGCCTCCGGCTTCAGCAATTTGGTCTGCCCAATGTACTTCATCCCAATTACACATACCGTAACTAGCACCAGTAACCATTAAACGTTTCTTTTTACTCACAAGTTTGCTCCTTTACAAAACTCTTGTATTTCAGATACTTCATCTTTGTTAGTAGAAAACAGTTTCATCCAAAACGGTGGATCAATAATATCATTTATCATATTGATCTGTTCGTCATTCAATCTAGTTAGTAATTGATCACCACTATCACTTAAATATATTGTCCATGGACTTACTTTACCAGACTTTATATCATAAACTGCTCTCGGTGTTGCTACAGTTTTAAAATAATCTTGCCAACCTTCTTGTGTTTCTGTACTCCACTCAGCAAAATACATAATTGTTCGTTCTAATGCTCTTACGCCGGGCTCTTTTTTTACAAACTCTTTTAAATACTTCTCGTAATTTTTATCACTAGCCCATTGCTTTAACTTTACACCATTCTTAATAAGATACTCTGTGTACTTTTCTGGTTCTAGCCAATTATTTACTTGACATGCTCTACCAAATTTTACAAATGCCTCATAGTATTGACTCATAATAAAATCTTCAATAGATTTAGACTTTGTAGCACTAGTATTCATTTCATAAAACATTTGAAATGCTCGGTGTCCTAAACGTATATGGCTCATATCTTTATCTGCCCAACGTCTTTTCTTTACACACATATGAGCGGCGACAGTTCTTTCACTAGCAAACTCTTTATTGCACCACTTACATTTCACTTGAATACCTCTTTTACTTCTTTATCTTGCATACCAGCACTTATCATAAAGTCTTTTAAATCATCTTTTGTGTTTAAAGACAAAAACAGATCTAGTTCATCTGCTTTTAAGTGTGGTAGTAATTCTGCAACTGCTACTGCTACCTTATTTTTCTTTTTTCTTGTGTTTGGTGGCTTGATGTATTCATGGTTTTCAGTTTTACCTGAACCACATACTGTGAATAATAGCCATTGTAATTCTGGATGTTTACTTACATCGCTAAACTTTCTATTGACACATTCATTTACTAGATACAAATAGTCAATACTGCGATTACCTCTTACAGTACTAGCATACCTCATCATCATCCAGGCACTGAAAGCCTTCTTTTGCTCGTCAGTTAGTTTGTTATACCAGCCTCTGTCTTTTTTATCAATGGCTCTCATAACCTCCTGTAGTGGAATTTGAGGTTTTTTAGCCATTAAAATCCGCCTGTGGTTTGTTGATATATTTCAATATAATGTTTTTCACCGTCTGCAACTGTGTCCTGCCAATCCTTACTAGCATTTTCGTCTGCTTGATCGCTAACATACTTATAACATTTAAACTCAACACCAGCAAAGATACAGGCCTTAGCAATAGCATAAGCCTCCATATCAACTACATCTGGTATATATGCTAGTGTACTAGGATCTGTAACAAAGTTATCTCCTGTACTACATAGCAAACCATCACCAAATGTCAATTCAATATTTTCTTCGAATGGTGTTTGTCCAGGAGCAGAACCAAGTTCGCAACACATCATATCACGTTGTATAAAGTTTTGCATTTCATGTATACCACTTGATACCCTTACTCCGCCGGCTGTGCCGAAGTTGTATACTGTATGTGGAGTATATCGTTCAATTAGCCTAGCAGTAGTAATAGCCGCATTTACTTTTCCAACACCTGTAAAAAATACGTTATCCCATTCTGCCATGTGTGGTGCTTCTTGTTCTAAAGCAATTAAGATTATATCTTTCATTTATAAGCCTTCAAATTCAATTAGTGTGTTTACTTTGTATCCGTGTTCTTGTATTATAGCACTTCCTTTAAGTGTGGGCAAGTCTATTAGTGCTAATACTTGAATATTTTCTTTGGGTACTCCAAAATGTTCATGTATAATATCTGCACAGGCTATTGCTGTACCGCCTGTAGCAATCAAATCGTCTATTATAACAACTTTATCATCTGGAACAATATCTGTATTGCATTGTATATTCAAACTTGCAGTACCGTATTCTAACTCGTAGTCCTTCCTATAAACATGTCCTGGTAACTTGCCAGGCTTACGAGCCATTATAAATGGCAATTCTAAATCTCTTGCCAATGGTGCCCCAAATACAAAACCTCTACTTTCAATACCAACAATTTTATTAGCACCAAAGCTCATTGAAAGTGAAGTTAAATCTGACAACGACTTATTAAATGCTTTTGAGTTTTCTAGTAAACTAGTTATATCTCTAAATTGTATACCGGGTATTGGAAAGTCTGGTACTGTTCTGATATGATCTTTTAAATCAATCATCAAAATAACCGTTTTCCTCTAAGTATTCCATTGTGTATTGATCAGGATCATCTCTCCACTTAGTGTTCATATATCCAACACTGGCATAGTAAGCCTTTCCTGTAGTATCATTCCAATCATAGTTTGCTTCTAAAAACTCTCTACCGTAAACTACGTCATCAACAATTTCAGCAAGATTCATTTCCACAGTACTGAAAGATAATTTTTCTGGATCAAACTCTTCGCCTTCTGTTTCTAAAAAGTAAGTTGCAAATCCGCCTTTCTCTGAACTGTGAAATGCTAACACTGGTACAATGCCTGTCATGTCTTCAGGTGCTTCAACCTCTGTTGCATCATCGTGGTAACACTCTCTGCTCCATCTATGATTAGGTTCACCTTCCCATACAACGTTTTCCCAGTCATTATCATTTGTACCATCTGCTGGAACTTCATATACTGTCCATTCGCTATCACTATAACAGTGATTAAGATGTTCAAAGTCATCATGCTCATACCAACCAGTTTCTAAGAGTGGTGTACCTTCTGGGTATTCTTCTTCTCCCCAATCAAAACTTGTTACAAACTCAATAAGTTCTTCTTGGTCCATTCCGGCACAATGCTCTACAAACTTTTCATCAACTGTACCGACAGTAGTTTCACCACCATAGTTTCCACCTTCTATACGGTAACGTCTTTTGACACCTTTTAGTTTGTCAGTCATTTTATCTATATCTTTATCTAAACTCATAATATCCTCCTAGTCTAGTAAGTTTCCAATTGGGATCTCTTGTGGGATCTTATTGGCTTCTTTTACAAATAAACCACATCTTGGATTGTCCTTACTTTCTAAAGGTGCAACCAACATATGGCCGTTTTTCAATTTAGGGAAATACCATTTTACATCTTGAAAGATGTTTGTAATTTGTACTTCCTCTGCTTTTAACAAAGTGTTGCTTAACGGATTTAATGTTACTGTTAAAAAACCTCTATTGTTTAAACTTGTCAATGGTATAACTTCGATGCCTGTAAGGTCTTCATCAGTTATTGCAATACTCCAATCCATTGGTACTTGAATATTATGTTCTCCTATTTGCAAACAAATAGCAGGTGCATAAAAACTTTCCAAAAAGATTAGGGGTAAAAAATAGTAATCCATCCATTCTGGATCTGTTGTATCAAACACTGAAAAACGGATGTCATCTATTTCATCAGGTACTGTGTCTATTTCGTATACGGAATTCTCAACTGTTAAAATTTTCATTTATACTCCACTTTGGCTACCTGAAACCTAAAATTCTGTTCCTTATAGAATGCCTTTCTTTTTGTAAGGTGTCGTTTACTATACTTTAAATTGCTAGTAATGTCAACCACTTGTAAATAATCTTTGTCTTCTGCTTTACGAATACCTCTACCGATACTTTGTATTACTCTAACAAAACTTTTACCTGGCTCTATAAGTACAAGATTAAAAATTCTTGGTATGTTTATCCCTACTGCCGCTACACCGTATGTAGCAACAATAACTTTATTATCCATCTCAGATACTTCGGCGTATTCTTTTTGCCTGTCAGCAACTTTCATACCACCACTTACAAATACCCATTCAGGATTCATCTCTCCTAGTAACTCTCCCGTCTTAATTCTATCTATTAAAACTAGAGTATTACCTGAACCACTTAAACTTTCTATTATGCTTGAAACGTGTTTCATTCTTTCAGCATCAGTTACAAGCCATTTTAATTCTTGTGCATAATTATTAAATCCCATTATGCCATCTTGTAACTGTAAAATGTTTATATCCAAGTCAGCAAGTACTCCTCTATCTTGTAGTTCTTTACTGCTTAGATTTCCTATTACTGGACCAATACATGATACACAACCAATTGCTTCATGGTCGTCTTTAGGTATGGTTCCTGTTAGTCCCCAACGAATGGGTACTGAACCAAACGGTCCGCTTAATAAGTTTTTAAGTACATCTGCTTTTGCTTTGTGTACTTCGTCTACCATAATGCATACAACATTATCTAGGAAGACATCTAAATCTATTTCGGCTTCATGAGCCTTTGTTTTCTTTTCTAGTACACTTAGACTTTGCCAAGTACAAATAGTGTGTGTTTTATCGTATTCTTTTCTGTCACCATATAACACACCCACATCTAAACCTAAGTTCTTGTAGTCTCGTTCTGTTTGTACAACTAAGTCTTTGTTAGGTACAATAACAATACTACGCCCATACTGTTCACATAAATTGCTTAGAGCCGCTGTTATAAGTGTTTTACCAGCACCTGTGGCTATCTCTTGTAAACTTTGTGGGTTGTTTAGGAAGTTGTTTATTACTTCTACTTGGTAATCCCTAAGTATAATTGGTTCACCTTCTGCAGGGTGGCCTTTAGGCCATGCTGTATCTTCATACATTGTCTGCTCAATAGGTTGGAATGCAAAATTCCATGTTTGCCTTTTATCGTCTACTTTAATTGTATACCCTTCCTTTTGTACAATAGGCAGTAGTGTATCTAGTAAGTTAAGATAAGTTCTACCGCCTACATCACAAAATCTAACACAACCATCCCACCTACCTAACTTGTAAGCAGGCATATGATATGCATAGGGTAAAAAGAACTTTACAGCATCAGAAAGTTTACGTCTAGTTGCTGGGTCTAATCCAGCAAACTTTACGTTGACTTCATCTCTAATTTCTAATGTGCATTCAGGCATATATGTTTACCAATTATAGTTTAGTGTAAGATAATATTCAGTACCTTCTACTCCGTAGAAAGGAACTACTTCGACATCTTCGTCTGTGATATTTTCTACTTTCAACGATAAGACAAATCCGTTACTGAAATCTTTAGTAGCATAAAAATTTAACTTCTTAAGATCATCTAACTTTGTTTGTCCTTCTGGTAGTACATCATATTGACTAGGTTGTCTATCTAGTTGTACTGCATACTTAACTCTAAGATTTACACCATAAATATCTTTACTGTATTGAACAGCACCTGATATTTTTGGTACTCTAGGTTGATCAGTGTCTGTGTACTTTAAACTTAAAGATACTGGTCCAAAGTTATTAGCAAATCTAAAACCTTGTGTAATGTAATCGCCGCCATTTGCATAAGTGGCGTTCGTATACATATCTTCTGTTACAGCAGGTGTAATAGTAACTTCGCCTGTGTCAGGATCTGTTACACTTACTTCTGGTTCTACAATTACAGTAGTAGAATATCCTGCTACATACTCGATTGTTTCATCAAACTCGTATCTAAATAAACTTACAACGCCAAAGCCTAATTCATAACCAATACCTTCTTCAGGCTTTAGGTCTTCGTCGCCATCAACATAAGCATCACCAAACTTTTCATACAAGTTAGGTTTTCTAAAACTGTTACCAATGTTGAAGTACCATGGTCCATTTTCAATACCAAGTCTAAGAGCATTCTGATCATCATTACCTAGTCTAAAACCAAAGTTGTAATTCATTACAAAGTCAGCATTAGCAGACATGAATACACCAAAGTTCTCATCTTCATATACGTTTGAACTGTAAGGAGATGATGTTTTATAGTGTTGCTGTTCTGCATCTAGTCCATATGTAACATTTAGGTTGTTACTTAAGAACATTTGCTTACCAACTCTAACAAAGTCTCTATAGTTCTCATTCACGTATGTTGAATCGCCTTCAGTAAAGTATTCTGCTTTTTCGTATGCTCTACCTAATGTTACTACGTCGTTTCTAATAGCAACATTGTAACGTTCGCCGTCTTGTAAACAGTCATTGCTTTGAGAGAAACTTGAAGTATAACAGTTGTCATAATCATATTCGTAATCTGTATACTTGCCTACTAGATTAAAGTCACCAGCATCTAAATCAAACCTTGCAGTTTTGTTTTGATAAGTGTCCTTTTCATCGTTGTCATTTCTCACACTACCCATACTGTCATCAACCATACTAAATTCAATTGAGTCAGTGGGTGCAACTCTTACAAAGTTTATACCGTCTTCGAGCCTTAATGTTAAACCACTATCAATTGTGTCAGTAATAAGTACTGCACCAGCAATACTACCTGAGCCATACACAACTCCATTTGCACCTGAAATAACTTTTACAGTTTGTCCACTTGCAAAGTCATGTCCAAAGTCATACCAACCACTGCCTGTGCCATTTGCCGGTATACCATTTACATAAACTGATGTATGTATTGTTTGAGCACCTCGCTCATTGTATCCAACAAAGCCACCATAGCCGCCTTGTGGGTATGTAAAGTCTTCTTGTATTGCACTAATAAGGCTACCTGATGTAACAGGGTCTGCTACTACAGTCTCCTCCTGTTGAGCAGTTACAATTACTTCTTCTATCTCATCTGCTTTCACATAATTAGCCACTAACATTAGTAGCATTACAGTTACTATTGCATAAAAGGGACTAAAGTTTAAATGAAAGTTCTTATCTTCTGGGGTCATTTTATCTCCATATATGTTTGTTAAAAGTAATTATACTACATACAGGCCAAAAGTCAAGTATTTTTTTAAGTTTTTTAAAAGGTGAAGCCCGGAGGGGGTCCGGGCTTCGTGGTGCTCCATTAAAGGGGATGACTAACGTTAGAGCACCGGGGAACACGTTAGTAAATATATTTACTTAGATGACTCCTTTCATACAAGTAGTTCTGGCCAGTGACTGCCAATTCTCAGAATCCATTTTTCTAAGGTCTGCAATCTTCAATACCATACGCAATGATATCTCTCTACAGATGTCTTGGTTGTCAATCATAAAGTCGATAATTTCTTTATCACCTTCTTTACCAAACTTGTATTCTTCAAGCATACCATCTCTAACAATCTGGTTGATTCTAAGAAACTTATCTCTCTTAGAGTTCATT